GTATACGAGCGTGGAGTGCGGCATTATATAACAGATGGACACAATCTGCTGTATTTGCCGTCTACGGATGCCGAATGTGACCGCATTTGCAATCGAGAGGGTGAATTGGCAAGGCTTGTTGTTCGTCTTCAAGCCGAAAACGAGTAGTGTCTCGTTCTTCTAAATAGAATAAAGGAGACACTGAATGGCGAATCCACGGACACGACAAGAACTCAAAGACTATTGCCTTCGCGCACTGGGAGCACCAGTAATCGAAATCAATGTGGATGACCAGCAAGTGGAAGACCGCATTGATGAGGCTCTCCGTTATTTTGTGGATTGGAACTCCCACGCCAGCGAAAAGCGGTACTACAAGTATCAGGTAACGGAACAAGACAGAACCAACGGGTACATTAGTACCAATTCTCTTGGCTTAGACGGGACAAATATTATTTCTATTAGCCGCGTGTTTCAGGTGGGCTTTAATCTACAGATGAACAATGTGTTTAATGTTCGCTACCAGATGGCACTGAATGACTTTTACGGTTTGCGTACAGGACAAGCCAACATGAACTTCTTTGTGTCCACAATGCAGTATGTGGAGATGTTGCAGCAGTTGCTTGATCCTGAGAAGCAGACACAGTTCAGCAGATACGGCAACAAACTCACCATTCACATGAACTGGCAGGATTTTGCTGCGGGACAGTTCTTGCTTATCGAAGCGTACACATCACTTGATCCCGACACATACGGTGAAATCTACGGTGATACAATGCTAAAGAAATACACTACTGCTCTTATTAAACGGCAGTGGGGTGCCAATCTTTCTAAGTATGATGGCATTCCGCTGCCAGGAAATATTACATTTAATGGAGCGCGTATCTATCAAGAAGCACTGGACGAAGTTACAAAAATCGAAGACGATGCACTCCTCAAGTATCAGGAACCACCTGACTTTATTACAGGATAACCATGACAGTCAATCCGTATTTTCGTAGGAACAAGAAAGGCGAACAAAGCCTACTTGAATCACTCACGACCGAGGCAATCAAAATCCACGGTCATGAGATGATCTATTTGCCACGCGAAAAGGTAACGGAAGATCTTATCCTTGGAGAAGAAGTTTCTGAGTTTGTGGATTCTAGTCGTATCGAGATGTACTTGGAAAACGCCGAAGGATTTGATGGCGATGCTGAAATGAGTCGATTTGGTTTGGATGTAAAAGATGCTGCCACCTTTATTGTGTCACGCAAGCGGTTCATGGATGTCATGGGATACCATGATGAAATTCGGCGGCTTGGTCGTCCACGAGAAGGCGATATCATCTTCTTTGACTATCCGTACTCCATGTTTGAAATCAAATTTGTAAAGCACGATAATCCGTTCTATCCAGGCGGTGATCGGTATTCATTCAAGTTGAGTTGCGAAATATTCAAGTATTCGAATGAGAAGATCAGTACAGGGGAAACCGAAATGGATGACATCATGGAGATTTCCTCTTCATATCTGCAAGGGCTTACCTTTGGTACTGGCACAGGAACCTATGCTGTGGGAGAAGAGGTGTATACAGGTGCTTTGGCAACGAAGAAGGCATACGGAAATGTTAATATATTCACTGATCCTGCTCAGGGTGCTAAGAGTATGCGAGTGAATCGTCGAGAAGGTGTTTTTGAAGTTGGTGATCTGCTGATTGGAGTTGTAAGCGGAGCCTCGTATACGATTTCTGGTGTTTACGAAACCACAGTTCGTGCAGGACATCAGGAACAGCAGGACAACGAGCAGTTGGATTTGGAAACAAAGCGAGACAATATCTTTGACCATACTGATGCTGATCCATTCAGTGAAGGAAATTATTAATTGTTCACCAACTTCTATAATGGCTCGATTCGCCGCATGGTCGCTGCATTTGGTTCTTTGTTCAACCAAATCTATATCGACAAGGAAGAGAGCGGTGGCACAAAAACCATGCTTGTTCCTATTGCCTATGCTGGCAAAGAGAAGTTCAAGGTGCGGCTTGCAGGTGATCCCAATCTACAAAATCCCAATCAGATCACACTTCCCCGTATTTCTTTTGAAATCACAGGATATATGTACGATGGAAACCGTAAACGCAACAGCGTGACACGGCATTTTGTTCGTCCCACTACAAGCAATCCTAGTGGAGTAGACTACACCTACGCAGAAGTACCGTACAACATCGACTTTGGGCTGTATGTGTATGTGCGAAACATGGAAGACGGTCTGCGAATCATTGAACAGATTCTTCCGTTCTTTGCTCCCGAATTTGTGGTTACTATAAACTTTGATACTATCAATAAAAAAATTGATGTTCCAATCTATCTGAATTCTGTATCAACAGAAGAAGACTACGAGGGTGATTTTGAAACGCGGCGTAGTATTGTGTTTACGCTGAATTTCACCATGAAGACCCATCTGTTTGGTGCAGAAAAGAATTACAAGGAAATCCGCGTGGTTCAGGCTGGTATATGGAATGGTGAAATGTTCAGTGATACTTTTGTTGGTGGTATCTCATACGCACCAGGAAACACCACTGATACTCCTAATTACGCATACGCGCTTGTTGGTATATCTGGTCCAAGCGGAGCCAGTTCCAATCCCAACGACTATGACCCATACGCCAAGGTGTATCAGAATCTTTCTGGTGGTGGAACTACATACGCTGCGGCAATGGCTGCGGGTGGCTTGACGGTTGATTGGAATATCTGAGGAGTACAATATGAGTGGATTTGATAATATTGAGAAGGCTCTCGGAGCAGAGCCTGTGAAATCTTTTATTGTTCCTCCCCATGCAGTTCTTGCAAAGGTTGATCCTGTTCCTCTCACAGACGAGAAACTAGAAAAAGACCTGAAGACTGACTACGAGGTGGTACGAGAAAATCTAAAGGAACTTGTTGACATGGGCAAGAACGCTCTTGACGGCGTTATTGCTGTGGCACAAGAAGGCGATCAGCCACGAGCCTATGAAGTGGTTGCGCTAATGATCAAGACTCTAGCAGACACCAACAAAGAACTCTTGGATCTACACAACAAGGTGAAGAGTATTCGCAAGATAGACCAGTCGGTTACAAACAATACGACAACAAATCAGTCCATCTATGTGGGATCAACAAAAGAACTGCAAGACATTATTAATTCCGCTCGTTCATCCACCAAGGCTTTCAACAATAGACCTGATGTGCTTGAGTCTATAGTAGAGGACAAGAACGATGAGCAGTAAGAGCAACAAGTATCTTGGTAATGCCAATCTGAAGTCTGCGGGAGTAAATATCAACTTCTCGCCAGAGCAGATTGAAGAGTACATGAAGTGTGCAAACGATCCTCTATATTTCATTAGCAACTATGTAAAGATTGTTTCTCTTGATAAAGGATTGGTGCCATTCGAGCCGTATGATTTCCAAGAGGAAATGATTGAATCGGTTCACAAGAATCGCTTTGTTATTATGAAGTGTCCGCGTCAGAGCGGAAAATCCACAACAATGGTTTCGTATCTGCTGCACTACATTCTGTTTAATCAGAATATGAGTGTGGCTATTCTTGCAAATAAACTCAGTACTGCACGAGAACTGCTTGGTCGCCTGAAACTAGCCTACGAGTACCTGCCCATGTGGTTGCAGCAGGGTGTAGTAGAGTGGAACAAAGGATCCATTGTACTAGAGAACGGCTCCAAGGCATTGGCGGCGGCTACATCGTCTTCGGCTGTTCGTGGTGGTTCGTATAACTGCATCATGCTTGACGAGTTTGCCTATGTTCCTCAGAATGTGGCAGAGGAGTTCTTTTCCTCGGTGTACCCCACAATTACAAGCGGTAAAGACACAAAGGTAATTATTGTGTCCACCCCCAAGGGGTTGAATATGTTCTACCGTCTATGGGTGAACGCAACGAAGAAAACAGGCGAAGAAGGCAAGAACGAATACTTTGCTCTTGATGTGCATTGGCGAGATGTTCCTGGTCGAGATGACGAGTGGAAAAAGCAAACCATTGCCAATACAAGCGTGGAGCAATTCCGCACCGAGTTTGAAACCGAATTCTTGGGATCCATGCACACCCTTGTGGCTCCTGAAAAACTCAAGTGTTTGGTGTACCGTACACCTGAGTTTATTAATAACGAAGGGCTACGAATATATCAGCGTCCGATTCCTGACCACAAGTACATCATGGTGGTGGATACGGCACGGGGACAGGGACAAGACTACCACGCCTTCTCTGTGGTGGATGTGTCGTGTATTCCGTATCGGGTGGTTGCCACATTCCGAAATAATATGTTGGCTCCCATGTTGTACCCCAATGCCATTTACCCCATTGCACGGCAGTACAACAACGCGTACACCCTTGTTGAAATTAATGATATTGGTGGACAGGTTGCTGACATTCTTCACGATGAATTAGAGTACGACAATATCATCTATGTTTCCATGCAGGGACGCAAGGGTCAGGTGGTGAATGGTGGCTTTGGAGCAAAAGGATCGTCCATTAACGGGGTAAAGACCTCCACAGCAGTAAAGCGTATTGGCTGCTCCATTTTGAAAAATTTGATTGAAGACACCAAACTTATTGTGGAAGACTTTAATACGGTGGACGAACTCACTACCTTTGTGGCAAAGGGAGACTCGTTTGAGGCAGAAGACAACCACCACGATGACCTTGCAATGACGCTTGTGCTGTTTTCGTGGCTGACCACCCAAGCCTATTTCAAGAGCATTACAGGCAGCGATATCCGAAAAGACCTGTACGAAGAACAAATTAAAAATTTAGAAGAAGAAATGACCCCCTTTGGCTTTGTGGATGACGGTGATGCTCCCGCTGCTATTGTGGATAATCACGGCACAGTTTGGCGCGGCGGAACCAACGAAAACCTAGATATGGGGTGGACATTTTAATCCACCTGTGAATCCTTCAGAATAATACATACAATCAGAAGCGCAGTCACCACGAATTGACTTCTTCACGAAGGAGAACCCAAAATGGCATTTAGAGTAAGTCCTGGCGTAAGTATCAAAGAAATCGACCTGACCACAGTTGTCCCTGCTGTCGCAACCACTCCTGGTGGTTTCGCTGGCTACTTCCACACTGGTCCTGCGGACGAAATCGTTACCGTAACAAACCAAAGCGAACTTGTTAGTATCTTCGGCAAGCCGCAGAACGACAACTATGTGGACTTCTTTACGGCAGCAAACTTCCTGTCGTATGGAAACAATATGCAGGTGGTTCGTGTGCTTGGATCTGCTGCCAGAAATTCTTCAGTTGGTAAGGGCAACACAGCAGGTTTTGTCACGGGTACCTTGCTTATCGCCAACTCAACACAATTTGGAGCAAGCGCAGGTCTTTCTCTATCCGCTCCTGCTCAGGCAGGAGTCTTGTTTGCTTCCAAGTATCCTGGTGTTCTTGGAAACAGCGTGAAAGTTGTTGTTACAACTGGATCAGGAACCACCGCAGGAGGGCTTACTTCTAGTGCTTCAATGGGAGCCAGTGCATTAACCATTAAGGCAACAGCAGGTGGTACTTATGGATTTAGTGTGGGCGACGAACTCACATTTGCAGACGGAACATCAGTCACGGTAAGCGGTGTGTTTGGAAAAACTGCATCTGCTGGAGACTTCTTTGGTGTTACTGGTGCTGTGGCTACAGGAATCACGCTTACACTGCAAACACTACTGCCCACTGCTCAAGCAAAGGACGCAACATTCACGCACAAGAGCATTTACGCAA